AGATAATTTGGTAATTGGGTTGTTTTCAATAAGATTGACTATGTCTATGCTCATTCTATATTCTATTATATGAACATGTCTTTATAACGTTTTTTGATTTTAATAATAAAAAGCAATATACCGAATACATACTACATATTTTATTTATTTTATGTGTATATTTTTGTCACAATTTATCTACATTTTTGCTTTAATAATTAAAAATAAATCTAATTATTAAATATTTTTGGTTACACATAAAAAAATATAATTATATACATTTTAAAACATCATTCACTCACCGCTAAATTTTATGAATTTATATTATACTTTCGCCTGTATATTTTAAACCTATTTTTTCGTTTAAAATAATGATTTGCTCTTGTAAATCGTGGTCCGTTGGCAATACCATTTTTAGCCCTAATCTATTTCCATTTACTCTTTTTTCATATACCAAATGTAGTTTATCCCGAGTTATTACTAATGAAACATATTTTGGCAATTGAATCTCGTCATCTTCCTTATTAGGATAAATATTGTTTTCTAAATCATCAATTACTTTATTTGCCTGTTTTAATTTATCAAGAATGGATACCTTTGAAGATTTTGATGTCATCCAATGTTTATCTAGTTTTGGATGCTGTTCAATCTTAAAAAACTCTCTTTCTTTTGTTTTTTCTTTATCATAAAACTCGCGATAATAAACAACATATTTTTTCATCATTTCTTGTGTAATCCCTTCGGGCAAATCTTTTGCGCCTTTTTTTCTTTCTCTCTTTGTTCCATCTTTAATTCCTTTTGAATTGTTTTCTTGTTGTTCTCTTGTAGCAATTCTTAAATTATCCCAAGTATTATTTAATGGGTTTTGGTCTATATGATCAACGCTAATATTTTTTGTTCCTTTACCATTTCCGTAACAGCCAGTAATAATTTGATGAATGTATAAATCATTGCTTCCCATAATATAACCACTTTGTAATTTAAACCAAGTAATTTTTTTCCCATGATTAATATTATTTTCATAATCTACTATTTTTTGATAACTAATATTACATAGCTTACAAATTGTATCTTTTTCACAATATATTAATAAATATTCTTTTCCATTCTCAATTATTCTCCATAATGGATTTTTCATAACATACGCATCTTTTCCCATTAAATTATAATGCCCTTTTATATATTCTACAAAATTATATTTTTCTATAACATATTTGTGATAAAAATGGTAAATTTCTACATTACAATGTCTTAAGTCAAATTTATTATTATTTATAAAATGGTAACATACATTTTCATTATTATAATTAAATATAAAATCTATATATGTAAATCGTCTATTATTATATGTATATGCGGGATAATCTTCTTTATCATTGTCATTAAATACAAAAGTTTTATGGAAATTAATTATTTTATCTTTATCTTTATAATCAATTAAATAATTTTTATCTCCATAAGCGATAGTTCCGCAATTAAGATGTTCGTTTAATCCGTAAATAGGTTTCATTATTGATGATATACATTTAGGATTTATTTCATAATATGAATCAATTTTTTCCATATTATTAAATTATTTATATAATTGTTTTTATATTGTTTTGGAGGGTTATAATACCCAATAAATAATTATATATATTTTGTAAGACCACCCATACCCCTCAATTTGAGTAAGCTAATCCGCCCATTCCCGACATAATACGAAGCACATTATAATTGGTAGCATAAACGCGAACTTTGGCAGTTGCGGTACCTGTAACCGTAGCATTAGAAAGCACCAATTGAAGAGTTGCGTTATCAATGCGTGAGAAGTTACACGTGCCTGAGGGTTGATGTTCCTCTGGACGAACAGCGAATGAATACACATTGATACCTTCATCTGGGTTGCGAGTGTGTGATTGGTAAGGCTGAACCAATGAGAAGTATGACCCTTCACGCTCAGAAAATCTATCTTGGCCATTTAGTTGAAGTTTGGCAGTAACAACAGGGTTCTGTCCCCAACAATGCATATCCAGAGACGATTCCATTAAGACGAATGTTCCCGCATCAGATACGGCGGATTCTACTCCTGAAAAACTTCCAGGAACACCAGGAGTTCCTGAAAAACCGCCAACACCACCAAAATTAGGTTGAGTATCCGCATCACCTAGACCAGCCGCCGGACCAGACCAGTACCCACTGATAAGAACATCAGTAGCACCGGCATCTGTAAATAAACCATTTTCATCAATAAAAGAACGACTATCGTATGCAACAGATGAAGGGCCTCCAAAAGCGTGAATTGCGTTAGGAAGAGCATCAATTGCGTCAGTGTAGTTAAAGGGCTGAGCGCCAAGAACTCTAAACAATGAATTATCGCAAGATACAGCAGAGCAATAATCAACATTTCTGTCCGGCTGGACTACCCAAATCAGCTCCTTCACAGGGTGATTGAAGTTAAGTTTGATTTTGTTAGATGATGAACCAACGGATTCATCTCCAGTAAATTGAAGCTGAGAAATTAAGTATTCGTGAGGATTTTGTGCCATTCTGCGACGTTCATCGGTATCTAAGAAAACATAATCAACATACAAAGAGGCAGCCACCAAAGATTGGTTGTAAGCTGTTTGTGCTGGAACGGGAGAGCTTGTTGTAAGTTGAGTAGAAGAAACACTACTATTACCCGTGTTGCAGTTCAAAGTTGTAACTGCCCACAAGCATTCATCAATTGGACGGATATCCAAATTAATTTTAACTTCGTGATATTGTAGAGCAATAAGAGGAAGTGCCAAACCAGGATTTGTGCAAAACCAAAATTGAAGAGGAATGTAAAGGGTTGTTTCTGGCAATGCGTTGCGAGGGGCGCACACTTGTCTTGGGGCCAGACTATCGCAAGGTCCATCAACCTCGGAAAAAGATGGGTCGGTAATAAACGTAAGTTGGGTTGTATTTCCAACCATTTTAAAGTATCCTCTCTGTTGCTCGCTGGACATAGTTAGCTGGTTCCAAATATGCATCCAGTCACCATATTGACGGTCAATTCGCTGACCTCCAATTTCAACCTCAACTTGTGAAATAAGTTGTTCTCCTGGGAAATCAAGCCATCTTGCATAAACTTGATTTTGGAAATTTCCGGTACCGCTAATATTTCCCATACGTTGATTAATTTCAGGAAGGGTCACCTGTAAATATGTTCTAAAAGCAAGATCACCATTTCTGCTAATGACGCATTGAACTCTTCGTCCAAAATCAGCCTGTCCGTTAAAAGTTTGTTCAATAGATTCAATTGAAAAATTAGTATGTCTGCGATATGTCACCTTCCAAAAAGTAATTTGTGGGTTACCAGTTAAGTATACGTCTTGTGCTCCATAAGCAACCAATTGCATTAGTCCTCCTCCCATAGTTTATACTATTGCTAAAGAAAAAAAAAACAGATTTTTACAATTAATTAATTATTAATTATAAAATATTCAATAAAATATTCAGAAAATATATTATGATAATTATTCGTTTTACTCTGTAATAGGATGTTAATATTATATGGATAATAAATTTGTAATGTCAGAAGTTGTTTCAATAAATTTAATTAAATAATTGTCATTCATAAATTCTTTTTTTTCTTCGTGTTTTTTAATAAAATAATATTTATTTTTTCTTTTTTTAATGGTCCAACCTTCTTCAATTGCGTTATAAAGTAGAACCATTTTTTGAAATTTAATATTGTCAATATTGATTGTTTCATTATTTTTTTCATGACTATTAAATTTTATTTCCATTTATAAAAATTAAGAAAACATATAATATGTTTAAACTTGTTAAAGAGATTAAATACTTTAATATAATTAAAAGTTAAATAAAATAAAATAATATGATTAAATGACAAGTTTTAAATGTAAAACAATACCAAAAAATAAATTTAATAAAAAGGGAACCGACACCTTAGATATTAAACATAATGAATACTTAAAAGAATTTAGCAAAAATGACAATGAGAAAATTCCATTATTAAAAAAAGAAAGATATGAAATAAAAAATAAAATACTTAAAAATTTGAAAATGTCAATTGAAGAAAAATTGGAACTACAAGACAAAATTATTGAAATTAACAATAAAATAAAGGATATTAATAGTAAAAAAAAGGAGTATTATTTAAACAATTCAAAATATATTTTTGATTATTTTGAAAATAAAAAAAATATTTCTAAAGAGGACGCCGACGAAAAACAAAACAAGAATAAACTATTATATGATTTTTTTAAAATTAAAGAAAATAATGAAAACAGCGAAAATAAAAATGAAACACGGTGTAATATTGTAAAAAAATATTTATCCAACATTGATAAAAATTTTATTGATTTAAATTCATTTATTTATCCAACTGATATTTGTAAATATTGTAATAAGGGCGAACTAATTTCGGTGGAAGAAGACGGATTATTAGTATGTAATAATTGTTATCGGAATATTCCATATTTAATAGAAAATGAAAAACCTTCATACAAAGAACCGCCCAAAGAAGTGTGTTTTTATGCTTATAAACGAATTAATCATTTTAAAGAAATTCTGGCACAATTTCAAGGTAAGGAAACAACTCAAATACCTCCACAGGTAATTGAAAATATAAAATGTCAAATTAAAAAAGAAAGAATATTATTGAGTCAAGTTACAAATGAAAAAACAAAAGAAATATTGAAAAAACTCGGATACAACAAATATTACGAGCATATTCCTTTTATAAAAAATAAACTTGGTATCCCTCCGCCAGTAATGACGCAAGAATTAGAAGAAATTCTTTGTAATTTATTTATTGAACTGCAATACCCATATTCAAAATTTTGCCCTAATTACAGAGTCAATTTTTTAAACTATTATTATACTGCTTATAAACTATGTGAGTTGTTAGGAAAAACCCAATACCTTCCGCATTTTCCAATGCTAAAAGATATAGAAAAGCGAATAGAACAGGATTCAATTTGGAAACAAATCTGTCAAGAATTAAACTGGGAGTTTATTCCTACAATTTGAATTATATAAATAATATTTTGGTATATTTATATAATTTACATAGGGAACCCGACTACAAATATAATTAATGTTAAATAAAGAAAATTGAGTATATTTTAATGATTAATAAAGATAGTATAATAGTTAAACTATCGCAAAATGAACGGAATTGAATTATTTGAACGCATTAAACAAGTTTCTGCATTTAATAAACTTTTACAATCCGTAAATGGTAAAACAAGGGCATAAACCCAATCTAAAAGAGGCAATGTATTTAAAAAAGTATGGTTCGGTAGTTAATAAAATGCCATATGTAATTGAATTAACTTATGTTAATAAAAATTATTTTAATTTACTTCCAGAATTAAATAGTATATCATTACCTATAAGTAATTTATAATTTCCAAATAACAGTGATTCTGATTCTGAGGATATTAATTTATTTTTTTATTCATTTTATAAAGTATTATAATATTTACGATAAATAACTAAATTTAGATAGATAATTTTCTCCATACTTCAAAAAAATTATGGTAACAACAACCCCAACCTCCACTTTTTGTATAGCTCACAATAAAATTATTTTGTATTAATATATTATCAACATAGTTTTTTCTTGATATGTCGTGATAATCATTTTCCATAATAATTAAATTAATATTATTTAATATTTCGGGCATATCCATTAAAATATAATAAAATGCTCCTTCACAATCCAATACTAATGTATCAAACTCAATATTATATTTTGCTTTTAATTCATCTAGCGTAATGGTATTAACCCAACTATACCCCTTCAATAAAATGTTACTTGGCTCACTGTCCCAACCTTTTTGAATTAGTTTTCTATTTGATAATGCCGAATTTTCAATATGGAATTTAAAATTATTCAACTCTCTATTTTCTTGTAATTGTTTTGCTATATTTACGTCACTTTCTAATGTAACCAAATTTGCGCTTTCTTGTAAAATAGAAGATATAATTAATGAATTTCTTCCTATATTTCCACCAATTTCTAACACTTTTTCATTTCCGGTTAAATACATAACCGTCATTTTTTGTTCTGGCAATTCATCATTTAAACTTCCATGGTTTATTTTTAATTTAGAGTGTAGGTGACCTATTATATAATTAATATCTTTATTTGTATTCTTTATAGTTATTGTATTATCTTTTATATTTATTTTAATTTCTGTAAAAATATTGTATTGGGTTTCCACGTTGTTTATTATTATTATTATTTTTTTTAAAACTCCAAATAGCGGGTCCGTAAAATAGTTTGTTCTATTAATGTCGCCTGAAGGAATTGTAATAACATTATTTTGGATTAATTTTAATAAACAAATATCAGTTACATCAATAAATGTGGTAAATGCTCCATACAATATTTGCATTAATATTGTATAATATATTAAAATATTAACAAAATTACGATTTGAGTTTGTTTTATAAATAGAAGAATACGAAGAAGAATTTGCGTAAATAATAATAAATTATATACTTATAGGTAGGTATAAATTTATAAATATAAAATGATATATGTCTTGTATTTTATATATTTATTGCGATTACAATAAATATATTGAATGTAACTTATGTTTAAAATTTTTAATGGGATGCTATATAATTTACATAGGGAACCCGACCAAGTTAGCACCTATTCCAAAACCAGCACCGGTTCTTGCGGAAACCGCAATGGATGGAAGATAAGTATCTAAAATAGAGAATGTTGCCGCAGCAGTAAGGGCAATAACTCCAATTTCCTCTAAATTCAACGAGCGTTTTGGCACAGCATAACAAACAATAGCAATCATTAGACCCTGGATCAAATATTTTATAAGTCGTTTAACTAGTTCTCCTATATTCACCATTCCGTTCATTATAATAAATCTAAAGAAAAAAATATATATTGATAATTAAAAAACTTAAACATAAATATTTAAAAATATAAAATGTCGGAATATCAAAGTAAAAGTAATAGCAAACAACAACCGCCAAACAAGTATGTGGATTTGCTTGACGAAGATAAACCAATCGCCGGACAAAAATTTGTTTGTATGTCATTTGTTTCCCCCGAAAACATCCTTAAAAAAAAGGAAAATTTCTTTTTTGAAGAATTCCTAAATAAATATAATTTCAATAAATCAATGGAAAAGTTTGTATCTTTTTTAAATTTTCTATCTTATAAATATAAGTTAAAGTTTGATGATGTGTATTCTGATTTTACTGAATTTGTCCAAGAAGAAAAGGGGGAATTAAATAAGCTTAATATCACCGACGAATATAAAACATTTGTTGATAAGAATGAGGAAGACCTTGATGCTAAATTTAATGTTGCGCACAATTTTCAGACAAGCACGCGTGGTGTAAAAGTAAGAGGAACCTTCCCTACATTAGAAGAAGCTGAAATGAGATGCAAATTATTACGTGAGCAAGACCCGTCGCACGATGTTTTTGTTGGGCCTGTTGGAATGTGGATGCCTTGGGATCCTGAAGCTTATAAGACGGGAAGGGTAGAATATTTAGAAGAAGAACTAAATAAATTGATGAGTGAAAAAATTAAGAATGAAACAAACGCAAAAAGCACTTTTGATGAGAGAATTAAAGATGCGAAAAAATCGGCAATTGAAGATAATATTAAAAAGGCGGAAAAAACGGGCGCTAAATTAACGCAAACGATTGACGAGAATGGAAATTTGATTGGTATTAATAATATGAATACTCAAATAGACGTTTTACAAAAGAATACGTCTCTTACTGCCGAAGATATTCGCAATGAATTATTTGAAGGCGAAAATATAGTTACTGGCAAAACGGATTATGGCCAAAGCCTTTTAGTAAGTGGTCCATTTGCGACTAAGAAATAAAAATTTTATTCCTTTTTTTATACCCCGCATAATAAAACGAATACATAAAATATAAAAAACAAAGCATATAATAATAACTTAGAATAATTTATTATTATAATTACTTTGTAATTCCTGAATGTGATAATATTATTTAACTTAAAATAATGTATAGTATTGTCATAATTTTAAATATTAATTTAATCTTAAAAATAAATGATAACATATATTAGCAAAGGGTAAAAAAAATCTTAAAATATTTTATTACCATTTAGTTGTTTTTTTTACATTAATTTTTTGCCCCTGTCCTCTTTTTTTACTATTTGATGGGTCGTATTTTTCTTCTTCGTCGTCTGAATTGATGCCCTTTGACAACTCCCAAAATTCTTTACTACCTAACTTAAAATCATTATGACTATCTGCTTTATACCAAAATACTTGATCTTGTAATTTATTTGATTTAACATTATTATTTATCACTAAACATTCGTAATTTTCAGTACATTGGTCCATGACTTGG